GCTCTTGATTTACAGAATGATAAATTGAGAGAAGAAATTAAGAAGTTGGAGGATGCATTACATGAAACCGAATAAAACAAATACAAAAGAAAATGAAGCTATGATGATGGTAGAAAGTATTAATACATATAAGAAAGTATTAGAAGATACAGAGGTAAATGTTTGTACTGGTATGACTGAATCTGAAAAGAAAGCATATAAATTAGGCATTTATAATTCATTTGCTGTAATTAATGATTTCATTGACCAGAATTTAAACGAAGATGTACCTCATTATACTGTATTATTGCGTGATGATATTAAATCAGAAGAGTTTACAATTGATGATTTTAAGAAATGGACAGAATCAAGAGAACATGGATTAGTCTGAAATTTTCATTTCATGAAGGAGAAATATAATTTATATGATATATCCAACATCAACTGAAAAGCAGAATATAAAATTCTTGCTTAACAAATATAAAGATATAGTCAGAAATGATGATGGTTCATTTAGATTAGCTCATCGTTGTATTCCTGGTTATAATGATAGTTGTGTCAAGTTTGTAGACACAGGTGTACATAATCATAATGAATTTGAACATGACTGCTATAAATGCAAATATTGTGAATTAAATCATCCGTTCAACATATGCTCTATAAGAACAAATCTTGAAAATATTCAATCGAATATCACATTTCCCACACACTATGTTGCTAATTGTGACGCATATGATCCAATAGAATATCTTAATGTCATTCGTGATAAAAAAGAAATGATTAACTTCATAGGAATGGTTCAACAATATTTTGGTAATCCTGAATATTGCGAAAAATATTTTGGATTTAGTCCAAATGTAGACGATGATACAGGAGAAGTTTTAGAAACAATTAGAGAATATTATGATCGTGGTGGAGAATTTACTAATATACCAGACAAATATCCATGCGTGATTTATTTTCCGATTGATAATATAAATATTCACAAGAAATTAGAATGGGTTTATATAGGAGAAAATAGAGAATAAAAGTAATTCAAAATAATTATAAAAAGCAATCAAGAAATCCACATCAGTTACCAGAAGCAGTTAGACCTAAACTAAGAATAGAAAAAGTAAAAATAAAATGTGAGAATTGTGGATCTGTCCTTGAGGTATCAAGAGAAGATACTCATATAGGATACTTAGGATTGCCATATGTAACTTGCCCATGTTGCAATTATGAGATGGATGTTGAAGAATTTGACGATGACGCTATTGATATTTGTGCGTCAAATGTAAAATATCCGACTCATTTTACTGTATCAAGCAAAGAGTTTAAATCTATTGAAATTTCAGATGAAGAAATTAATAAATGGATTCAGCAAGGAATTGAATATTTTAGAGGAAATAAAGATGAGTATTATTACTTCACTGGTTCAGGTAATGCTTTAGTACATATTTATCGGTTTGATGGTGACAAAGAATACTATGTTGTAGTGTCAAAAGATTATGAATCAGGGGAAATTGAGTTTGAAGAGGAAGATTATGCTTAAAAATAAAATTGCAGAAATAATTTATGACGAATTAAATCATGTATATTGTGGAAATTGCAGATTTGATTTTGAACAAAATAATGATTGGCGTTGTGAGATTTGTAGTAGAAACTATGAAAAATGGAGTATATCTATGAAAACATCAAAAATAATATCAGAAAAAATTTTAGAAACGATTAAAAACAATAATTAAACTCTGATTTCATAGAGAGAAAAGGTATATAAAAATGGTAAATGTTGTAAGTATGCAATTAAATCCAAGATTTTACTCACAAGAAATGTTTAATGATATTAAGAATCAAGGTATTGAAGTGTCGTGGTTGAAAGAAACCGATTTAGAAAAAGAACAAATCTGTGAGATAACAATTCCAGATGATAAAAAATAATGTAGATATTGGAAAGGTGGTGATGAATATGTGGGTTGTATTTTTACTAAGTGCTGTTGGTTTTGCAATTGGCGCACTTATCTTATTTTCAATTGGTTGGCTAGTAATCCATAAGATTGAAATGCACATTAATCGTCAGGATGATGATTATGAAAATGAAAAAGAGAATAAAAAGAAAGAGGACAAAGAATGAAGAAAAAATCAGCAACAAGTAAAGTAGTGGCAGGATTAGTAATTGCATGTGCAGTAATTGGAGGGATTTTTACAATTTCTCACATTAAGATTATTGGTACTGGTAAGGTGGGTATAACCTATACGTACTCATCTGGGGTAAAAGATGAGTTATTAAAGCCAGGTGCGCATTTTATTCCACCAATGGAATATATGAAAGAATTTTCAACAAGTAATGAGATTCTTGTGCTATCAAAAGATAGCAGAGATGGAAGTAAAGATGATGATTCATTTAAAGTTGCGACTTCTGACGATGCAAGTATTGCAATTAGTTTCCAGATGACATACCGATATATTGAGGATCAAGTAATTGATACATATAAGAAATTTAAAGGTATGGACGGAGAAGATATTGTAGAGAATCGTGTAAAAACCGTTCTTAAATCTAAAATCTCTGAGGTTACAACTGATTATTCTATGATGGATATTTATTCTGGTAATCGTGCGCAACTCAATGAAGCTATTACAGAATATCTAAATAAAGACTTTTCTCAAAAATACGGCATTGAAGTTCTCGATGCATCTATTATTGACGTTCACCCAGATAAGAAATTAAAAAAGGCAATTGATAATCGTGTTACTGCACTACAGGAAAAGCAACAAGCTCAAGCAGAACAGGAGAAAGTAAAAGTACAGAAACAGACTGAGCAGTTACAAGCCGAAGCGGATGCAAATATTGAGATTACAAAAGCACAAGCAGATGCAGAGAAAACAAAAATTAAAGCAGAAGCCGATGCTGAAAAGACTAGAATCGCAGCAGAAGCACAAGCAAAGGCAAATAAAGAACTGAGTTCTTCTATTACGGATGAACTTATTAGAATGAAAGAAGCAGAAGCACATTATAAAAATGGTTGGGTTACTGTACAAGGTACAGGTACAACCGTAGTTGATGCAACAGAGAAATAAATAGTGTAGACATGGTGTGATTCTATATGGAGAAATATAGAATGGTAGGGTTCGATTCCCTACTTACACATTCAAATAAAAAAGAAAGGGGAATAAATATGGCAAATACACCGCCAAAGGATAAGAGATTTGAAAGTGGCGAAATTGTGTTTTGGTGTCATCAATGTGGACATGAGTATTCAGTTCATTACGGAATGGTAGATGAACAGTATAAATTTGATGTTTATATTGATTATCTTGCACCAAGAGAACGTAGAAGAATCTATTCTGATTATGTAAAAGGCGTTCCGATTGACGAATTTGACACCGAACAGAGATTTCATAAGCTTCCTAAGAATTGGAATTATGACACAAAGCTATTTGAGATTAAAAATGATGATCTAACCGAGGAAGAAATTAATTTCAAATTGGATATTAATAAACCAAAAACATTAAAAGAAGCATATGATAAAGGATTTTTAGTGAAATGTTCTAATATTTTTCATGGATCTATTGAATCAGAAATCACAAAAGATGGTTGGAGAATACATAAGGGATATCCGCAAGATTGGGGAATCAATAGAACACCTAATTATACTACCGTAACTTGCTCAAAAGTGTATCGCACATACGATGAAGCACAAAAAGAAGTAGATGAACATATTGCGGAATATAAACGTCAAGCTGCCTTATCTGATTATGATTGGTCTGTTGAGCAGATTGATAAGGTGTTAGGTTATTATAAGAACATTTATAATTTGACGGATAGTGAAGTAAAGCAGTATCGTGATTGGATATTAGCACAGGATGATATAGAGAATGTAGAATTAAGAATCCATTTTGGTAATCTTGAATGGCGAGACTGGGAAAGACATAAGAAATGGCATGGTATAGAAACCAATATGTGAGGTGTCCGATATGAATTGTAAAGATTGTCCTTATATCATAGAAGAATATGAATATAAAAAGAGAATTTTAAAAGATGATGACATTCAATATTCTTGTTGGTGCGATAAGGTTGGTGGTAAGATTTGGCATTTTGGGATGTGTGAACATGATAAAGATAACACTGTTAAAAAGACAGCTACTCAAAAATATACGAAACGATCAAAACGTGAGAGAAATAAGCGTTATAAAAACAAAATGAAAAATCTTACATATAATGTTAGATACTATTCGTGTCCAATTAATCCTGTTGGTGTAAATGGAAAATATGATGTGAAACATCCAGCATATTTCAAACGATATTCTTTTTCCAAGAGAAAATATTATCTTCAAAGACAATCAAATAAAAGGATAAGAAAAGTACCTATTGAAGAGAATATATCTAATGGATGTAGTTATAAAAAATACTTTGAGTTGGAATGGGAGTTATTTTAATATGAGAAATATAGATAGACTTAGATCAATGTCACTTGAAGAAATTACACCATATTTAGTTTATAGAACTATGATCAATAAATCAGAAGTTTGGTGTAGTCCTAGTGGATATACGTTTAGCAATAAAGATGCTGCGATTGAGAATTGTATTCATTGGTTAGACAAGGAATATCATAAGGAGAACTAAAAAGACAAGAATAAATAAATTCTGAATTTCATAGGAGAAATAAAATTGAATAAAGAAATTAATGAAATGTATTTAATGAATGGTGATAAACCGATTATGCAAATTAATAATATTCAAGATGGTGATTTGAGGTATGAATATAATACAAAATATACATCACGATTAGATAAATATGATGATTCATTTTGCATTAATATATCTGAACCCACTGATTATCAAAAGATATATAAAGCTTTTGGTATTGATAAATTTAAGATTCCTGATAAATATGATATTAAAGTTTCAAAACTTATTCCATGTAAATGGCATAAAAAGAAGAGAATTAATAAAAAGATGCTAAAGAAACATGGACATCCAAATTATGTTCATAGATTTGAAACTGTAAAAGGGTGGAAGTTACATTCATATACAAATGGAGAATTTGAATTTGTAAAGGATGGCGATAAATTATGAAAGATATTAAAATCGCAAAATTTATAGAATTAATTACTAACGGCAAAACAGCAATCGAAGCTGCAAGAGAATCTGGTATATCACATTTACTAATGGATGAAGTATTGACAGAATTATCAAAAGAAGATTATGAATCTGATTGGGATAAATTAGCAAAGGCAATTATGGGAGAGTGTATATGATTAAAAATGAAAAAGATAGTGTTTATTTAATCACTCATTCATATGGAGAAGTAATAGATGGAATTACATATGATGAAGAATCAGCAAAATATTCTGTCGATAAAATGAATGAGAAATATAAATTATCTATGAAGTGTTTTGAGTGTCGAAAAGATTGGTTTGAAACAGGTAAAGAAACTTGCGATAACGCAGAAATTCATTTCAATAGTGATGGTCATGGTAGTAGATGCACAGTATTTTGTGTAAATGACGCAAATGATAAGTTAAATAAGAACTACATCGAATCGCCGCATGAATATCATTACCAGAAGATTGATGTACTTGATGTGAAGAAAATGTTAGGAGAAGAGAAGTTATGATTAGTGCAAAAGAAGCAAGAGAATTAATTAAAAGAAATACAGAATATAATAATAAATTAAAAAATTATATTGATAAAATAGACAAGGAAATACGAAAACATGCTTCATATTCAGAAGATAATGCAATTCAATGGACAATTTCAAAACCAGAACCATTTAGAACGTTATCAAAAGATTTAGAAGATGTTTTAAGAAAAAATGGTTATGATTTTGCTGTAAAATATGAAAAAGACCATAGTATAATTCAAATTTCTTGGTAAATGGAGAATACATAAATGAACATTAAAATAACTGGAAAAATTGAAAAGCCTGTTGAAATCAATCCATTAGATGTAATCAGAGAGTTGAAGTTGCAATTACTTGGTAGAAATGATTATTTCATCGGTTATGATGGAAAAGTTTATTATAGGGCATTGCTTCATCCGTATGATCGTGAGTATACAAGTTTTCCAGCATCCGATGAAATTCAAAATAAAGTTGATTTAGTGAGAGCACTAGATGTTCTTATAAATGAATTATCGTAAAGGAGAAAATTAAAATAATGGAAAATGTAATTACTACAGGGTATTTACATGTAGAAAGTGTATCATATGATATTCCATGCTTTTCATGTGTTAAATCTGATGTATGTAAATATAGAAAAGAAGTTGAAGAAATTATTCCTAAGATTAATAGTGAATATTTATCTAAGAATGAAATTTTAAATGTCAAATTCAGTTGCAAGAAAGCAAGGTTAAGTAATAAAGAAATAACATATAGAGGATTTGCAAGTAATGACAATTCAGTTATGTTGTGTAATAAAGTGGAGAAATGAATAAATGAAAGAGCTAAGAATGATAATTGCAGGTGGTAGAGATTTTAATGATTATGATTTGCTTGAGTATAATGTAAATGAAATTTTGAAGAAGTATGATAATAAAATAAGAATTATTAGTGGAACTGCAAGAGGGGCAGATCGGCTGGGTGAGATATTTGCCCAAAATAATCGTTATGAATTATCTCGATTCCCTGCAAATTGGGATTTATATGGTAAATCTGCTGGATATAGACGTAATGCTGAAATGGCTAAATTTGCAGTTGAAAATGAAAATATGGGAGTTTTAATTGCATTCTGGGATGGTACAAGTCGTGGAACTAAACATATGATTGATTTGGCAAAACGATATAATTTAAATATACACATCATCAAATATAATCAAAAAGGAGAATAAATACATATGAGATATAGCGATAATACTGTATTTCAAAAATTTGTGGGAGATTTGGTTGAAGCATTGAAATATGAAAATAAATGTAGAAAACCAAATGGTAAACAATTAGATATTCCATTTCTAATTTCTGGATTGTGGCAGGATTTAAAAGATCATCATGAACGATACGATAAGTTTTATTCAGATTTACAAGATTGTGATAACTATAATATTACTGTTGAAGATAGTGATTATTATATTTGTAAAGCAAATATATTTGTTTACAGAAAAAATAAAGATGATGAATGGGAATATTCAAGTGAAGAAAATTTCAGATATGAAATTGAATTTAACTATGATGAACGCAATTGGGGATATTGCGAATGTAGTCCCAGTGATCCAGACTATAGAGAAGATAAAAAGTGTTGTGGTCATGGATGTGATTGGGAAGCGCCAAGAATTGAAGTTAGAAAAAGTATTTTAGTTTCAAGACACTCATGGAGTGGTGATGAACATGATTATTGGGATTTTGAAGATAAGTTTTATGCAGATGATAAAGAAGAAAATGAAAAGAAGTTATTAGCGGAAAGAGAATATAGGATTAGAAATCTTAAAGACATTATTGAAAATGCTCAGAAAGAACTTAAAGAGTTAGAGAACTTATAAATGAAACTTTCGTTTCAGATAGATAGGATGTGAGAAAATGAAACCGATTATTAGCCCTTTGGTGATTTATTTCGCTAGTAGAGTAGATTCTTTGAAAATTCTTGCTGGATGTATTTTAGTATGTTGCATAATTGCGATATTTATAGCATTCATTGAGGGTGACATAGAATATGGATCTGTATTAACTCATAAAAATTTTATGAAAAAATGCGTAATAACATCTATTATCAGTGCAGTTGTTTTAGTTATTACTCCAAGCACTGAAACAATATATACAATGATGGTAGCAAATGAAATTACACCAGATAATATTCAAACAATTGGCAAAACTGGTAAGAATGTAGTTGATTATATTACAGATCAGATTGACAAGATTGTGAATGAGGATGATGAAAAGGAGAATAAATGATTAATGTAGTAGAAGACATTGTTAAAATTATGAAATATGACAAATCACATAATTTTAAAGTTGTAGTTGAACCAAATGGAATTACAGTATCGCTTAGTGAAGGAAGCTTTGATGAGGTCTTTGATATTCCAATAAAATATGATTGTTCAGACGGAATATATATTGATAATGAAAAGCAAAAGGGAGTAATTGGTATTTGCGACATTAATATTGTTAAAGATATTATGGAATATCTTGAAAAACATATGAATGAACTTGATGAGTTATGTACTCAATGTGATTGGTCAGGTAGACAGGAAGAAAATTAAAATCCAAATTTCATCGGAGAAAAGGAGAACGATATTTATGAAGACATTAAAAGAAACAGTGGAAATGATGAATAGCGCAGATTACAAAGAAAGATTTATTGCAGAATATGAACAGCTTGTAATTCGATATACAGGTCTTAAAAATATGTTAGAGAAATGGGATAAAGGAGAATTAAATTTTAAACCCACATGTCCAAGAAGTACATATAATATACAGATTAAGGTTATGACAGATTATATTGCTGTTCTCGAAGCTAGAGCAGTTATGGAAAATGTAGAGTTATAAAAGAATAATTTGTTAGAGAGTATAAAGTATGAATGATAACTATAAAAAATGGAATGAAACGATTTGCCAAATGATTGACAGGAATTATAATGTAGAATGCACTGGATGTCGAGATGATGTTAAGTTTAATCATAATTTTATTAATTCAACAAGAGACATAATGTTTTATAAAAGATATAGAAATGTAAAATTAATAAATATTATGGGATTATTTGAACAGTTTCATTTTCAAACAGAAGATGGTGAGTTGTTAATACTTCCAGGGCGATACATTATTTCAATTTTACCAGTAAAAAATAAAGAGAAATAAATCTTATAGATTCAATCGAATCGAATTTTCCAAATAAATCGAAATTGAATAGAGAAATAAAATGGGTGGTTAGCAGCATACCCTTGGGATTTTGCACCCATAAATCACTGTTGACATAGAATTTTATCATAGATTTAATTCCATGTTACTACACTCAAATATGAGTGTGTTCACATAAATGTTATTACATATTAAAAACAAAGAATAAAAATCACAGGAGGATTTAAGACTATGGCTTTTAAAGTACAAAAAGCAGTAAGAGAAAAAATTTATACAAAGGTGGCACTTATGGCTCCGTCAGGTGGTGGAAAAACATATTCTGCATTAAGATTAGCCACTGGAATGCGTGAAGAACTCGAAAAAATCACTGGAAAACCTTGTAGAATTTTACTTGCTAATACAGAGGGCGCAAGAGGTAGATACTATGCAAATGAATTTGATTATGACATTGTTGATCTTGTAGAACCTTTTAATCCAGAACAGTTTTCTGATGTAATTGATTTTGCAGTCGAAGAAAAATATGACATCTTAATTATGGACAGCACATCACCTGAATGGGATGGTAAAGGCGGTTGTCTTGAATTACAGCAAAAAGCTGGTGGGACATATCAAGCATGGGCGAAAGTAACTCCAAGACACGATGCATTTATCAATAAACTTGCCACAAGTCCAATTCATTTAATCGCAACTATGCGAGGAAAAGATCAGTACGAAATTGAAAAAGATGATAGAGGTAAAACAAGTGTTAAAAAACTTGGGGTAGGAGCGAAACAGAGAGATGGGTTTGAATACGAATTTACTTGTACGTTTACAGTAGATCAGAAAACTCATATGGCTGAACCTCAGAAAGATAATACTCATATTTTTGAGAATGATAATGCAACATTACTTACAGAATCTCATGGACAGAAAATTATCAAGTGGGCTAATACATCGGATATTGAACCAACAAGACCTAAATTTACAGCATCTACAGCTCAAAATGTAGAAGATGATATTATTTCCATCAAAAAAGAAATTATCTCTTTTTGCACGAAACTTGGTGGCACAAAAAATGCAGAATTAATGAATGCTCTGAAAGAATATGTTCCAAGTGGCAACCCAAATGCAATTAAAGATTTAGAAGCAGCAAAAGAATGTTTAGCAAAAGTAAAAGAAATCAAACCAGTACAGGCGTAATTATAGGAGGAAAATATAATGAATAAAGTAATGTTAATGGGAAGAATGACAAGAGATGCAGAAGTAAGATATACACAGGGAGAAAATTCATCCGCAGTTGCGAGATTTACTCTGGCTGTAGATCGAAGATTCAAAAGACAAGGTGATGAACAGACTGCCGATTTCATTAGCTGTGTGGCTTTTGGGAAAACCGCAGAATTTATTGAAAAATATGGACATCAGGGTACGAAGTTTGTTGTAGAAGGACGTATTCAAACTGGAAGTTATACAAACAAAGATGGAATTAAAGTTTATACAACTGATGTCATTGTAGAACATGTAGAATTTGCAGAAAGCAAAAATTCTTCTGAAAACTCTACAAGTAATGTTAATAAAACACCTGCTCCTGGAAGTGATAAATTCATGAGTATTCCAGATGGTATTGAGGAAGAACTTCCATTTAACTAAAAGAGGTAGATATGGCAGGTAAAAAAGAAAAAGAATATATCTGCGCATATAAATATTGTTTACACCACGGGGACAGAATTAAAGACTCTGAATCCGTGGTTATTAATAGGAAACATTATCATTGGGATTGTGCAGGTATGAAACAAGAGATTACTGATTGTGTCAATACATACATGAGCTATATAGAAGATAAGACAAAATATCCTATTGCTTATAGAGCAATAAACACAATGGTTTTTAAAAATAGAGTCCCTATAGAATACATTAGGAAAAATATTGAGTCGTCAAAATTGTATTATTCTCAAAAGCCAGTGCAAGTTTTGTATGGCATCAGAAAGTTATTTTATGAGCAAGAATTTAAAGTATAGGTGGTGAGTAGATGCTAATTGATAAAAAAGACATTGAAAAAGCGAAAGAAAAGCTAGGTGACAAAAACGCTTTTTTAATAGCAGAATTGCTTGAACTGGATAATTTTGATGAAAAAAATTTAAAGGCATGTTGTCCATATCATAATGAAGATACTGCAAGCTTTATTTACAATAAAAAGAATTATACTTTCCATTGTTTCGGGTGTAATAAAACAGTTGATATCATTGATGTTTTAATGGAAAAAGGAAATACATTTTTAGAAGCGGCAAAATATTTATTTGATAAAGCAAATGTTGAATATAGCTTTGGAGAAAAAGATGTAAAAACTAGAAGAAACTATAGATATCCACACGAAGAACCGTTAAATGGTAAAACAAATGTCCTTGAATATTGGGGCAAACGAGGAATTTCAAAAAATGTAATTGATTATCTTGACATCAGAGAAGACTTACATGGAAATGGAGTATTTAATTTCTATGACACAAATGATGTTCTAACAATGGTCAAATATAGACCTGCAAGAACAATAGAAAAACATTCAGGGCAACCGAAAACATGGTGCCAAAAAGACTCTGATACATCAGCTTTATTATTCAACATGAATAGAGTCAATACATCAAAACCATTATTGATTACAGAAGGGGAAACGGATTGTGCAAGTGCTATTGAGGCAGGATATATTAACACTGTAAGTGTTCCTCTTGGTGCAGGAAATCTTCATTGGATTGAAGAAAATTGGGATTGGTTAAACAATTTTGATTCAATTATTATCTGGTCTGACAATGATGAAGCAGGTATTAAAATGAGGAAAGAGTGTATTTACCGCTTAGGAACATGGAGAACAAAATATATAACAGCACCAGAATATTTTGAAAAAGAGAATGGTAAAAAAGTTCCAATAAAAGATATTAATGATTGCTTACAAATAGGTGGGAAAAATTTTGTGATGAATCTCATTTCAGATGCAAAAGATGTTCCAGTAAAAAGTGTTGTTGATTATTCTGAAATTGAGGAACTTGATATTTCTCAAATGGATGGAGTTAAAACAGGAATCAAACCATTGGATGAAGAATTATTGAAAATTTTCTATGGAACATTAACTGTTCTATCTGGAAGACCTGGTAGTGGAAAAACTTCAATTATAGATCAGACAATTGCAAGAACAATAGATGATGGTAACCCTGTATTTTTGTTTTCAAAAGAAATGCCTGAAAGAATGTCTGCTAATTGGTTCAATACAATTATAGCAGGTAGAAGAAATATGGTTGAAAAAACAAGTAGAGACAATCGAAAATATTACATAGTACCTCAATCTATTCAAAAAAAGATGCAAACGTATTACAACAAAAAATTGTTTATCTATAGAGATGATGAACCTAATGATGTTGATTCAGTTTTAAAATCCGCAGAAGAATGTGTAAGAAAGTTTGGATGTAAATTAATTGTGCTTGATAACCTTATGATGATTGACCTGAATTGTGCAGAGAGTGATAAAAATACGGCTCAAACAAATTTGATTAATTCTTTGATTAAGTTTGCTGCAAAATTTAATGTAGCAGTAGTTTTGATTGCTCATCCAAGAAAAACACAAGATACAAATTCTGACATTGAAATGTACGACATATCTGGAACTTCTAATATTATTAATCTTGCTATGAGATCAATAGGTCTAAGACGAGTTTCCAAAAAAGAAAAAGCTGATGCAAAATCAAAATGGCATAACTTTGATGTAGTGCTTACGGTGATCAAAGATAGATTATTAGGAAAAGCAGATTTCCAAATGGGTTTATGGTATGACTTAACTTCTCGAAGATTTTATACGGACTATGAAGAATATGATGCTCAATTTGCTTGGGATAGTGACATATACACAGATAAATTACCATATATAGATAGGTCTGTAGATAATACATTTCCAGACCATTAAGGAGACTTATTATTATGATGGATGAAGAACTGGATTTTTTGCTTGGAACAATGCAATGGTCATTTTCAAGATTAAACTCATATTATAATTGCCCGTATGAATGGAAATTACATTATCTCGAATGTAATAAATCTGAAAATGGATTTTTTGGTGAATATGGTTCACTTGTTCATAAAATCCTTGAAAAGTATGAGAAAGGGGAACTTTCATTATTTGAATTAAATGAATATTATGAGGAACATTTTAATCAAGACGTTCCTCATAATGCTCCACCAAATAAATTCGTAGACATTAGGCAGTCTTATTATGATAAAGGTATTGATTATTTCGATAATATTGATTTAGATTTGGAGAATTATGAGATTCTTGGTGTCGAAGAAAAAGTTGAATTTACTATTAATGGCAAGGATTTTATAGGATATATAGATTTACTTGTTAAAGATAAAAAAACGAATGAGATTATTATTATAGATCATAAATCGGCAAGTTTAAAAATTTTAAAAAACGGTAAAATTAGCAAATCTGATCAACAACATTTTTTAGAATTTAAACGACAACTCTATTTATATTCAATCCCAGTGATAAAAAAATATGGTTCAGTATCAAAACTGAAATGGAATATGTTCAAAGATCAAAAATGGATAGAGATTCCTTGGGTTAAGGAAGAATATGACGAAGCTATTCAATGGGCGAAAGATACGCTTAGTCTCATTGAAAAAGAAAGCGAATGGAATCCAAATCCAGATTATTATTATTGCCATTATTTGTGCGGTCAACGTAATCATGCTTGCGAATATAAGCCAAAACCTACTGGTAAAAAACAACAAGAAGATAATAGACAATATAACCCAGAAACGGACACATATGAGTAGGAGATACTATGCAAAATTATCATAAACACACATCTTATAGTAATGTTTTAGTTACTGATTGTGCTGCATCATATGAGGAATATATACAAAGAGCAGTAGAATTAGGGCAAAATGTAATATCAAGCGTAGAACATGGCTATCAAGGAAATTATTACGTCCCATACGAATTGGTTCAAAAGCATAATGATAAGCTTTTAAAAGATGTAGAATCTGGATTATTAACACAAGAACAGTTTGAAAAGAAGAAACTTAAATTTGTGTTTGGAGCAGAAGCATATTGGGTAAAAGACAGATTAGCGGAATATCCCAAAATAGATAAAAAAACAGGCAAAGAAATTCCGAATGAATTTGTCAAAGACAGAACTAATTGCCATATAATTTTATTAGCTAAAAATGAAGAGGGACGTAGAGATATTAATGAAATTCTTTCTGTTGCAAGTATAGATGGGTTTTATGGACAACCAAGAATTGACATCAATCTTTTATTAAATGTAAAACCTGAAAATATCATGGTAACAACTGCTTGTTTGAAATATTGGGCTTACAACGATATTGATGAGATTACAGAAAAATTATATAGACATTTTAAAGATAATTTCTTTTTGGAGATTCAGTATCATAATACTGATATTCAAAAGAAAATAAATAAAAGAATAATTGATTTGCATGATGAATTTGGAATCAAATTAATCCTTGGTTGTGATAGTCATTATATATATCCAGATCAATATAAGGAAAGGGATAATTATTTAGAAGCAAGAGGTATCACATATGATGAAGATGAACAAGGATGGTATATGGATTATCCTGATGAGCAAGAAGCTCGTAGAAGATTAAAAAAACAAGGTATTTTAACCAATGAACAAATTGATGAATGTATTAAAAATACAGATATTCTTTTAGATTTTGACGATATTGTTTTAAATAAAAACATAAAGCTTCCTAAAAATTATCTTTTTAATGGTGAATGGGTAGGAGATAAATCACAAGAATGGAGAGATACAACATTACATAATTTGGTGTATTCAAAATGGAATGAAATTAAAAATACTGTATCACCAGAGAGATTTAAAGAATATAAAGATGGAATTGAGTATGAATTAAATGCAATTATTGATACAAAAATGGCTGATTATTTCCTCATAGATTATGAGCTTGTTAAAACTGGCGTTGAGAATGGGGGAATAATTACAAAAACAGGAAGAGGAAGTGGAGTATCTTATTATGTTAATTCATTATTAGGTTTCAGTAACATTGATAGATTTATTTCACCTGTAAAGTTATATCCAGATAGATTTATTTCAAAAACGAGAATTTTAAAAACAAAAAGTTTACCGGATTTAGACTTGAATTTAGGTACTCCTGAGATTTTTGCGGATGCACAAATTAAGGTAATGGGTGAAGGTCATGCATATCCAATGATATCATATAAGCCGTTACAGGTATCATCAGCATTCAAGTTATATGCAAAATCTCAAGGATTAGATTTTGAAATTTCTAATGAAATTACAAGTCAGATTAAAGAATATGAAAAAGCTTTAAAGAATGCAGAAGATGATATGAAAGATTCTATTGACTTGTATACCTTTGTAGATAAAAAATATAAAAGTTATATAGATGAAAGCAAAAAATATAGAGGAATTATCAATTCAAAATCTCAAGCCCCATGTGGCTATTTGATTTATGATGGAGATATTAAGCGAGAAGTGGGTTTAATTAGGTGTAAATCCGAAGCGACAAAAAAAGAAGTAATAACCACTGTTATTGATGGAATGGTTGCAGAAAACTATAAGTTTGTTAAGAATGATTTACTAAAAGTAGATATTTGGCTTACAATCAATAATATTTTCAAAGAAGCTGGGATTAAAACTCCTACAGTTCCAGAAATGACAAAACTTATAGAGAACGATGAAAAAACATGGGACGTATATTCTAGTGGTTATACTCTTGGAATTAATCAGTGTGAATCTTCATTTGGTGTGCAATGTTGCAAAAAATATAAACCACAAAATATGATGGAATTAACATCTTTAGTTGCTGCTTTAAGACCAGGATTTAAAACACAGCTTAATAATTTTTTAAATAGACTACCATATACAACAGGAGTTACAGAGTTAGATAACCTTTTAAAAGATTCTTTTCACTATATGATGTACCAGGAATCTATTATGACCTATCTTGGATGGCTTGGAATTGAACAAACAGAGACATATGCTATTATCAAGAAAATAAGTAAAAAGAAATTTAAGGAAAAAGAATTAGCAGAATTAAAGGCTAAGTTACTTAAAGGATGGGTTAAAAATGTTGGTAGTGAAAATGGTTTTGAAAAAACTTGGGAGATCATAGAAGCCGCATCAAAATATTCCTTCAATGCATCTCATGCTTTGAGCTACGGTTTCGACTCTGTATATGGAGCATATTGTAAAGCTCATTACCCATATGAATTTTATGCTGTAATGATGCAACATTATTCGGATAAAGGTGATAAGGATAAAGTTTCCGCATATAAAAAAGAAATGTTTGAATATGCAAAAATACGAGTTGGATCATATAAATTTGGATTAGACAACCGTAAATTCTCCATTGATAAGAATAATGGATGTATAAATCCATCTCTATCATCTATTAAAAATTTTTCAACAGCAATTGCAAATACATTATATGAGCTAGGTAAAGGCAGTTATTCTAACTTATCTGATTTATTTGTATGTCTTAAAACAAATGGTATTGCCGATAGCAGAATAAAAGATCTTATTAATATTGATTATTTTTCTGACTATGGTGATATTAAATATCTTCTAAACTATTTTGATGTTTTCATGAAATTTTATAAGAATAAGAAATATCTATCACAATTTAAAAAAGATAAAGCATTTGAATTTGGAATTGATTTTGATGTTCTTAGAAAACATTGTGGCTCAGAAACAGTGAAGACTTTTATGAAAATTGATTCAAAAGCTATTATAGATGAATTAGCTAGGAATTTTGACGGAAAAGTTTCTTTAAAAGAGAAGTTATTATCAAGATACGAAGTTTTGGGTTATATGGATATAGTCGATAAAAAATATGCTGGTTATTGTTTTGTAGAAGACTTAAATGTTGATTATTCTCCAAAGATAAAACTTTATGCTCTTGCTAATGGAAATACAATTCCAGTAAAAATTAGTAAGAAAATTTTCAAACAAAATCCTATTAAACGTGGGGATATTGTAAAAGTTACAAATCAGCATAAAGAACCAAAAAAGAAAAAGATTGATGGACAATGGCAAAAGATAGATGAACAAGAATGGTGGGTTACTGAATACCAAATTTGTTAGGAGTTTAAATGAAACAATATTATACAGATAAAAAATATAAAGAATTATTATCACATATGATCATTTTAGTTGATTCTAGGGAACAAAATAATAAAAGTGTTATAGAATGGTTTGACCGAAATAAAATTCGGTGGAAATCAAAAGCATTGAAAACAGGTGATTATGGATTAATGATTGAGAGTTGCCCTGAATTGGGCTTCTCAATTGACACATATTTTAGTGATGAATTATGTATTGAAAGAAAAAATTCTGTAAGTGAGTTAGCTGGAAATATCGCAAACGCATCGAAAGATGATGATAGGATCTTCAAAGAGTTTAATCGCATGATTAATGTAGAGAAAAATTATCTTCTGATAGAGAATGATAATATAGAAGACATTTTTACAGAAAATTATAAATCAAAACTAAATCCAACATCTTTTTTAAGAACCTTATTGACATGGCAAAATCGTAATAAAATGCACATTTATTTTATTAAAAGAGAATATATGGGCAGGATAATTTATGAATTATGTAAGAATTGTTTAGATTCAAAAATATTAAAGTAGGTGACTAAATGAAAATCATAACACGACTACTAACAAAGAATCTTACAAAAACACCTCTCCTATGGATCACATTTAATATGCAGAAATTCAAAAAATATGGGGCAAATGGCTCATGTATGTGTAATATTCATCCTGTATTAAAAGATGATGAACATATTATTTCAGTTATGAATGATTTATGTGATTACATAAGAGAGAATTACGATATGGAGGATATCATATGAGAACCAAACAATATTATAAAGATGCACCTAAAACCATTCATAGTTACTATGTTCCACATGAGAAGAATCCATGTGGTTGTGGATCAAATGTTTATCATTATGAATATGATGGAAAAGATGTTTATGGTGTATGTAACGCTTGTGAAAGAGATATCTATATTTTGGATAAAGATGAAGCGCAAGAAAAATTAAAATCAGGAATATGGAAATAAAATGAAAGAACTGTTTCATGGAGATCAATATGAGAGATAAGAATAGAATACCAGAATTTATAAAAGAATTAGAAAGAGTATGGATGCGATATTATCCAGATTGGAGATTTGGACAGTTAATGGTGAATTTTTTAATTTATATTTCCTTTGAACGTAAACGAGATCCATACTTCTCAGAAGAATCAGAGATGTTAAAGTATCTGGAAGAATATGCAAAGAAAAGTCCATATTATAAGGAGAATAAATGAGTAAGAAGAATTATAAATATGTTCCTTGTGTGAAATATGGTGATAATAGCGGATGGATGGGAGATAAATTTTCAACTATGCAAAAGGCATGGGATTATCTCATGGAGTATAAAAAGAAATATGATACAAGTAATGATGTTGTATTTATAGGCGTTATCAAATGCAAAAAAGATGAGAACCCATTTACACGAATTGTTGATATTGGAATAAGGAGTTATAACGCATGGGAGTAGAAAACGTAATTAATATTTTTAAGCAACTACAAGATACAAGAAGTTTGAATGACAAAAAGCTAATTATTTATAAGAATAAAAATGATGAACTATTTAAAAAGTTTTTGGTGTTTTTATTAGACTCAAATATTACAACAGGTATCAGTACAAAAAAATGGGATAAGATTGAAGTTAGTTCAACATGGGAATCTGATGTTGATGAGTTTGATAAATTACTAGATTATATTACAAAAAACAATTCTGGCAGAGATGACGATGTTATCATGTGCAAAGCTTGGTGTAAGAATCAACCAGAAGAAATTCAAGAGTTTGCAAAACAAATTATCACAAAGAAATTTCGGCTAGGGTGTGATAAGAAAGTAGTAAATAGCGTAATTCCAAGATTAATTCCATCATGGGATGTTCAACAAGCTTTCCCAATGTCTGATGCAAATATGCCTAAGAAAAATGAATGGTTTGCATTATCCCAAAAACTCAATGGCAATAATGCAGGATATTACAAAGGGAAATTAATTAGTAGACAAGGCAAAGCATTTTCTGGATTAGATCATATTATTGAAGATATTCAAAAGATTCCAGATTATGATAATTTCTTTTTCAATGGTGAATTGATTCGTAAAAACATTGACAATCTTTGTGATAATGATAATTTTCAATTAGGAACAGGCATTATCAATTCTGACGATTCTGATAAATCTTGTATTCAGTTCGTAATCTATGAAATGATTCCAGTAGAAGAATTTGAAAAAGGAGAAAGTAAATATAAATACAAGGATAGAAAACAGAAATATTTAATTCCTTTATCTGAAACAATTTTAGAAAAAGAATTAGACAGTCTTAAAGTTGTTCCATTTGTATATGAAGGTACTGATATTTCAGTGATTGAACCATTGTTAAATGAAGCGAATGAAAAAGGTTGGGAAGGGCTTATGCTCAACAAAAATACAGTATGGAAGAATAAACGAAATAACGGTATCTTAAAAGTCAAATCATTTAAACACGCTGATATTTTATGTACAGGTGTAGTTGAAGGTGATGGTAAATACAAAGGGACATTAGGACTTATCAAATGTGATTATAAAGGATATGAATTAGGCGTGGGTTCTGGATTTACTGATTCTCAACGTAATTTTTTCTGGAATAATCCAGATGAGATTGTCGGAAAGATTGTGCAGATCAAATATAAAGGAGAAACACAAAATAAAAATGGTGGTATTTCGGTGCAGTTCCCAATTTTTGAAATTGTCAGAACAGATAAAACTGAGCCATCTTATAATTAATAACATTATAATAGGAAAGGATTTTATAAAATGAAGTGCAAAGTCAAATTAAACACAATCAATGATGCAGGATTATTTGTAGCAAAATGTGGAGAATATAAAGATGTGGATATCGACTATGTATATTCTAGGTACACGATTGATGCCAAATCTATTATGGGGATTCTAAGCACAAGTCTTAATAAAGAATGTGTTGTAAATTTCTTATCAGATGATGAAAAATTATGTAATCAATTTAAAGAAGATATTAGATTATGGATTGTGGAGGGGTAATACATGACAAGAGCAGATTTATTATTAGTAAATGATATTCGTAACATTTTTGCAAATGGAACAAAAGACGAAAATCCTCGTCCAAAATATGAAGATGGTACACCAGCTCATACATATTTTGTAAACCATATTGTGAGAACATACAATCTTCAAACAGAATTTCCTATCTGCACATTACGTCCTATTGCATGGAAAACAGCTATTAGAGAAGCATTTGCAATATATCAAAATCAATCAAACAAAATTTCAGAATTTGAACGACTAGGATGTGGATGGTGGAAAGATTGGGAATTAGAAGATGGTACTATTGGAAGATCATATCCTTATAATCTTGAATCTCATAGACCAAATGAGATGAAAAAAAGTGTTGTTAAAGTAAAAAGAAAAATATTAAATGAAAAACTTGGTGAAATTCATAATGAAGATACAATATGTAAAAATAATAATTTTGATTCTATTGATGGGAAATTATATTATACGAAAAATAACAATGAATTTAAAATTATTTCTCATCCATATAAAACTCAACATAAGAATGAACATAAATATGTAGATATTCAATTTACCAAAACAAAATATATAACATCTGCAAGAATTGATACTTTAACAAATATCAACGATCCATATTGTAGAGAAAGACGAGGAATAGGATTTGTAGGAGAATACAAAAGTAATATTTTAACAGATGATGAAATAAAAATCCTACTAAGAAAATGGGGAGCAATGTTTGATAGATGTGGAAATATAACAAAAAAAACACCAACATATCAAAATGTATTCGTTCATCACGATTGGCATAATTTTGCTAATTTTCTAAATGACGTAATCTATATTCCACAATTTTTCTTAGCAAGAGAAGACGGGTTTAAAGGATGGGATTTAGACAAAGATTATTATGGTAGTAATTGTTATAGCAAAGATACATGTGTATTTTTAAAACGTAAAGAAAATAGTATTTATGCGAGAATCAATGGATGCTATCGTATTTCGGATTTAAATAATAATGTTGCTTTTTACGAACTTGCTATTACTCATATATGTGAAATATACAATGTATCTGAAAGAACAATAAGAAATGTCATTAACAATAAAAAAACTATTTTAGATAACGTTAAAATAGAATTTTTAGAAAATAATGATAGTTATTTGTATCGTTATGAGTTATCCCGAAATCAAATAAATGAACTGATTAAAGATATTAAAACAAATCCGTATGGAAGAAGACATATGATTGATTTTTGGAATTGGGCTAATATTGACAAAAAAGCATTAGTAGAATGTGCATTTCTAACTATCTGGAATGTAAGAGATGAATATCTTGATATGTGTCTTATTCAAAGAAGTGGAGATATGATTACAGCTAGTGGTGCAGGTGGAGTTAATGAAGTACAGTATGCTTGTTTACAGATGATGATTGCAAAAGCAACAGGATATAAACCAGGTAAGTTCACACACTTCGTAGCAAATGAACAGATTTATGATCGTCACTTTGATGCTGCGAATGAACTTATTAATAGGTCAAATGAACATAAGCTAAAAATTTCTACATCTAATGGACATTATGATTATGAATTTGAACCAGTCAAAATGAATTTTAATCCTAAGTCTAATAATTTCTATGATTTTTCAATCGAAGATTTTTCCCTTGAAAATTATAATCCAATTACCCCTAATTTAAAACTTGAGCTTGGTATTTAGTTTTATAAGAACGGAGAAAATATAATGAACACAAATATTTTTATACCAACTAAAATTAATGTAGGATTTCAGGAACGCAAAGATACCTATACAGGAAAGTTGGCATATGTAATTTACTTTGATGAAAAAGGTAAATTACGAAAAGAAACCTCATGGCAAAGTTGGAGAGATGAAGGTATTCCAAACGAAATCTACGATAATGAGCCAATGGAAGGATTTGTATTAAATAAGAAGGTTGGTGGAGATAGATATGGTTGGAATCCCAGACAGACATATACCAGAGTATATGACCCTAGAGGATTTGAGTTTGAAATTACAATTCCAAATCTGTTGTGGATTTTAGAAAATTGTAACTGTATCAAAGGTAAAGGACTTGAAGGTGAATTTGTTTATGGTTGGGATGGTAAAGAATTAGTTCTTGTACCTGTAGAATCCTCGGACTATAAAGAAATTCAGGAAAAGAATAAAGTCATTCATAATAATACATTTATTAAAGCAAGAGATTTAATCATTGGTGCTACATATGAGGATCTGAATGGTAATCAATATGTATATATGGGAAAATCAAAGCCTTGGAAAGATCAGTCAAATTATTATTACCATGAAAGTCATGGTTACTATTATAGTAACAACAGAAAAGAAGGATATGAATATCCGCTTGATGATACATGGTTAATCAGTAAATGTCGAAGTAGTTATTATAATCAACACCTTACTTACTATAGAAGTATTCAAGAAGAAAAGAATGAATTTTTCTTTATTCTTCTTGGAAATCCTAGTGCTGAATATAGTTGGCACAGAGAAAATAGAGTAACACATATGAAAACAATTACAAGAAAGTTCACCCATATGGTTCTTGAAAAAAGACCAGATTATCCAGATATGGTTAATCTGTTATATAGCAATGCTGAATATTGTCAAGAAGATTTTGAAGCAGATAAGCTTATTGATTTACCATACGATATATTTGTTGCTATGGCACAAAAAACCATTGAAAAGTGTCTTAAACATAATTGGTACGGTGATGATTTTGTAGTTGGCAAAGAAAAAGATAAGCTTCTTGGTAATAGAAAAGTATATTATGAAAAAGAGAGTGGTAAATGGTATATCATGGATACCATTATTAAAACCTATGAGGAAAAGAAATGGTTCTCTAGTGAAATGGAAACAAAAACAAGAGAACGAGAGGTTAAAAAATATTTTGATAATTTAGAAGAATGTTATCAGTATATTCATCCTATTTATGGAGAACATTATTTAAAAAATGGTTATCTGGAAAGGAGATTTTATTATGGTACAGAAAAATGATGAAAGAATTATGCAGTTAAAGAAAACTATTGAAGAAAAAAGACAGGAGCTTGCATCAAAGCCAACAAGATTCAATCCAATTACTAATTGTTTATTAGTATTGGATAAGGTTACTTACAATTTGCATATTGATTCAAGCGAAATGTTGTTAATTAAACTTAATGCACTTTTAATATCTGCAAAAGATTTAGAAATTGACACTTCTACATTAATGATTTCGGGTAGCTCACTTGATGACTGGATTGCTGATGTAAAAGCAAATCTTGAAGTACAGAGATACAAGGATGAGAAAAAGAAATTAGATATGTTAGAAAAACAACTTACGGCATTGTTGTCTGATGATAAACAAACAGAGCTTCAAATTGATAGTTTGGAAGAATTATTAAAAGATTCTGAATAAGGAGAGTGATTATTATACATACAGTATATTGTGTATTAGGAAGAACAGGATCAGGTAAATCAACTGTTACAAAAGAAGCAGCAAAGCAATTGAATATGAACATCTTACGTTCATATTCAACTAGGCAATATCTACGACAAGGTGAAACAAAAGAAAATTCAGACCATATATTAATTTCACCAGATGAAATAGAGAAATATCGTAATGATATGATCGCCTATACTGATAGAGTAGGATATTGCAACTTCGCAACAAAACAGCAACTCTTAGATAATGACTTCTACATTATCAATCCCACAGGATATTACGAATTAAAACTTAAAACAAAAGATATGGATATTGAATTAGTAACCATTATGGTGAATGTTCCATATAATGATTTGCGTCAAAGAGCAAGAAAACGTGGAGATTATGATGCTTGGCAAGCCAACTACATCAAAGAAAGTGAAGAATTTTCCAACTTTGAGAAATCTCATCTGGTGGATTATTTCATTCTAAATGATAGAAGTCTGGAAGAATCTGTTGCGAAAATGGTACGTGTAATCAATAAGGACAGAGCAAAACGAGGTATCACAGATGAGAAATGATATTAAAACATTATATGTTGATTTTGATGGAACGTTAGTTGCTACCATAGATGCGATTGTTGATTTATATAATGAAGATTTTCAATACTACAAGAAATTCTATTATGTAAATTGGTGGACTGTTAATACTTGGGGATTTGAAGAATGTAATTGTGCTCCACCTGGATATATTGATTTGTATTTTAATCAGCCAAGATTCTTTGAGAGATTACATTTCATGCCTTGGGCTGAATGTGCAATCAATGAGTTATCTGAATATTATTCTATTAAAATTGTGTCACATGGATATTCACCTAACTTGATACAAAAGGAAGAGTGGATTAAGAAAAGATTTCCAAATGTAAAATTTATCGGTGTAAATCTTAAAGAACATTCTGATAAGTCGCATATAGATATGAGTGACGGATTATTCATTGATGATAGTGCAAGAAATCTTGTGACTTCAAATGCAAAAGAAATGATTTGTTTTGGTAGAACATATAACTGGAATAAAGATTGGACAGGTAAAAGATTACAGAATTGGGCTGAAATTAGACAATATTTGCTTGAAATTGGGAAAGAGGTGACTTTGGAGAAGTGATTATTAGTAGCGGAGAGCTAGTACGGGAATTAAAACGCATTGGGGATAATTTTATTACTGTTGAAGTTGAGAATAGAGAATATGTAATTGATATGATTTCACACAAACCAAACTGTGCAGATTCATTATGCACACATCTGGTTCTAAAATGTAAAGATGGTGGCAATGGTGAAATCAAAATTTGTTCATAAATAGTGGAGATATTGGTTGATAGGTTACATCTTGTAGATAAAGATAATGTGCTAAGTATAAATCTGATATTACTATTTTCAGAAAAACATTCTAATTATGACTATTAACAAATTATGTAAATATCTCCACTACGGATATTATAACACGAAAAAAGAGAAAATAAATATATACGAGAAAAATAGTAAAGGAAGATAAGAAAATGACAGAAAACGAGAAGAAACTACTTGTGGAACTTATTTGCAATGAACAAACCCATATGATTGTCAAAGATCATACACGATATGATACTGATAAATATAAAGAATTAGAAGCACTTAAAATTAAGATTAAAGATATGTGAGAGGGTGGTTATTATGAATGTAGTTATTGTCGGAGTTGGAGCTTTTATCATTGCGTGTTTACTTGTAATTGCGTATATGTGCTTGTGTTTGGCGGTTTCAACAAAGGATAGAGAGAAGATTGAAAAGGAACTATTTAATAAGAGATTTGGTAAAGGAGATAATGAATGATTAGAATTATCAAAAAAGATGGAACTTTAGAAGATTTTGATGAACAAAAAATTGTAAACGCTTGTGATAAAGCTGCAAGACGGGCAATGTTTGAATTTTCAGAAAATGATTATTCTATTATTCTAAATGATGTTTGGCAAAAAATTGAGGAATTATATGAAGACGATTCTAATATTGAAATTTATGATATGCATAATATTGTAGAATCTGTTCTTGAAGAAGATTTTCCAGTTGTTGCAAAAATGTATAAAGAGTATAGAAATTACAAAAAAGACTTTGTTCATATGATGGATAAGGTATATGAGAGAAGTCAAGCTATCAGATATATTGGAGATAAAAACAATGCCAATACAGATAGTGCATTAGTAGCAACTAAAAGAAGTCTTATTTACAATGAATTAAGTAGCCAATTATATAAGAAATTTTTCTTAACACATGATGAAAAACAGGCTATGAAAGATGGATATATTTATATTCATGATAGGAGTGCAAGACTCGATACATTTAACTGTTGCTTATTTGATATTGGCTCAGTTATGAAGAATGGATTTGAAATGGGAAATATTTGGTATAATGAGCCAAATTATCTGGACACCGCTTTTGATGTTATGGGAGATATTATTTTATCAACGGCTGCACAACAATACGGAGGATTTACTGTACCAGAAGTAGACAAGATTTTAGAACCATATGCAGAGAAAAGTTATGATAAATATTTTAATGAATATTTAGAAATTTGCGAAGATGTAAATGGTATTATTCCAGAAGTAATGGATTTTAGATGTGAAAAAGCATGTGAATATGCCACTGAAAAAGTGGAACGTGACTTTGAACAGGGATGGCAAGGGATAGAATATAAATTAAATAGCGTTGGATCAAGTCGAGGCGACTATCCGTTTGTAACAATGACTATAGGACTTGCAACAAGTAAATTTGGTAAAATGGCTGCAATTACATTATTGAATGTTCATAAAGAAGGTCAAGGTAAAAACGGATTTAAACGTCCTGTATTATTCCCTAAAATCGTATTTCTTTATGACAAAGATTTACATGGAGATGGTTCTGAAAAATATCCTAGTGCAGATGTATTTAATGCAGGAATTGAATGTAGTGCAAAAACAATGTATCCAGATTGGTTGTCATTAACAGGTGATGGATATGTAGCAGAAATGTACAAAAAATATAAACGAGTGGTTAGTCCTATGGGTAAGTGCAAATCAGCCCATGTAAAACGGTATTTAACTGTTTGCTTAACAGGTGTGGCGTAAGCTGCTAACAGATAGGTCTATAGGAGAAGAAATTCGATTGTACTATAGATGAAGCTGTGCTTCTTAAAAGAAGTTAATCGACTATCGGTGATGAGTGTAGCCGAGTAGAAACAGAGATAAGCACTGTTTCCAAAGATACCGCCCAATGACGAGATTTAGGACACCTCTGAGGGAAAAGCTAGTCAGTGCGTATGGTGACATACGATTAACATGTGTAGAGCATTTCTTTCACCTTGGTATGAAAAAGGTGGAATGCATCCAGTAGATGAAAATGATAAGCCTGTCTTTGAAGGAAGATTCAATCTTGGTGTAGTTAGTCTTCATCTCCCGATGATTCTCGCTAAAGCAAGAAGGGAATCTAAAGATTTCTATGAAGTTCTTAATTATTATCTTGAAATGATTCGTAATCTCCATAAACGTACATATGAATACATTGGTGAATTAAGAGCAAGTGTAAATCCTATTGCATTTTGCGAAGGTGGATTACTTGGCGGTCATTTAAAACCAGACGATAAAATTAAATCATTATTACCACCAATGACATTAAGTTATGGCATTACAGCATTGAATGAACTCCAAAGATTATATAATGGTAAATCTATCAGAGAAGATGGAGAATTTGCATTAGAAGTAATGAAGTATATCAATAATTATACAAATAAAATCAAAGAAGAAGATCATTTACTCTATGCAATTTACGGTACTCCTGCTGAGAGTTTATGTGGGTTGCAAATTAAACAGTTCCGTAAGATTTATGGGATTGTAGAAAATGTATCAGATAGAGAATATGTAAGCAATAGTTTCCACTGTCATGTGTCAGAAGATATGAATCCTATTGAAAAACAAGATAAAGAAGGAAGATTCTGGAATTATTTTAATGGTGGGAAAATTCAATATTGTAGATATAATCTTGGATATAATAAAGAAGCTATTAAGACATTGGTGTTAAGAGCAATGGATAAAGGCTTCTATGAAGGTGTAAATCTTGCAATGTGCTATTGTGAAGATTGCGGTTATCAACAAGTTGAAATGGATGTATGCCCTAAGTGTGGAAGTAAAATGATTACTAAAATTGATCGAATGAATGGTTATTTAGGATTCACAAGAGTACACGGGGAAACAAGATATAATGAAGCAAAAAATGCAGAAATTAAAGACAGGGTGAGTATGTAATATGAATTATCATAATATAACATATCCAGATCAAAACAATGGTGATGGGTTAAGAATTGTATTATGGGTGGCAGGTTGTGAACATCATTGTACAAATTGTCAAAATCAGCAAACGTGGAGTCCCCAAAGTGGGATTCCCTTTGATAAAAATGCAATGAATGAAATACTAAATGAGTTAAAAAAAGACTATATTAGTGGAATTACATTCAGTGGTGGTGATCCTTTACACCCCAAAAATGTACAAAATGTTCTGAAAATCGTGGATGAAATTCGAGTTTCATATCCCACTAAAAATATCTGGTTATACACAGGATATACATGGGAACAGATTATGCATCTAGTTATAACCGATATTAACTCTGAACAACTTAAAATGCTACAAATGCGTAAAGAATTAGTTAGTAAATGTGATGTACTTATAGATGGAAGATATATTGATGAACTAAGAGATGTGTCATTACATTGGAGAGGATCATCCAATCAGAGAGTTATTAATGTGCAAGAAACATTGAAACAAAATCAAATAGTATTATGGGAGTCTTAATTGACTCCCATACAAAAGGAGAAAATCTTATGGTAGAACCAAAAACATATCGTGTAAAACAATCAGTCAAAGATAGAGATTTCACGTCAAATAATTTCAGAGTAACACAAACTCAGTATATATTAAACAAACCATTGTATACAGAGGAAATTATTCTTAATCTTACCGTAGATAAAGAAGATTACTTTGTATCAACAAATGTACGATATGCAAACGGTACGTTATTTGCACCATTCTATAATCCAGATGACAGAGGTAATAATAAACTCTACAAAAAAGTAGTAAAAGCGTATAACAAATTCATGAGTAATATGAAAGATATTTTTGAGGAAGTATCAGAAAATGAAGACTATTAATAAGGGAGATACCGTATATTATACACGAGTATTTCCAGAAACAGGCACATATGATTTGTGCGATTTAGTAGTAAGAACTGTTATGGATAATTGGTTCTGTGGTGTAGACAAGAAAGACAAACGTGCATATTTACTAGGATTCAATGAGATAGATGAAAATGTATTTGATAATCGTTCAATTGATCTTAAAAGAATACACAATGCAGAACAGAAATATCCGCAAATAAACGGAGAAACATATTATGAGGAATATTAAAAATAACGTTGATTTAGAATGGAATGTATTTGTGCCTGATATAAATAAAAGACAAATGAAAGTATTTAATATCTTTAATCATATCAGTTACAAACAGGAAATTGTCGAATTATTAAATCGCAGAGACGATTACACACTGGAAGAATTTAGAGAAAAAGTTAAATTATCAACTATGTATTATTATTGGTGTAAATGCGAATGGGAGATTCTAATTGCTCCTTTGATTGGTGATTTTGATAAGAAATCTGTAAAAATAGATGTGTATATGCAGTTAGAAATGAATTGGGATCACTACATAAAATATTTATTGGAGATATAAATTTATGCTTAAATATTATATACCAACAACAGAAGTGTGTATCAATTCTATTAAGCCATTTCATATAAATTTGTACGCACGTAAGATATGTGAAAGTCATCCAAATGAAAATATAATTAAAGTTAATTGGGATAATGCGGAAGAAGAAATTCTCAAAATTAAAAATGTATATCCTATTCTTCCGTTTGAAATTATTAAAAAGAGAAAAGGATTGAAGTTATTCTTTTGGAATAATTTATTTTTCAATGTAAAACAATGGAAAGAAGATTTGAATATAGAAATTACAACAACTTGGAAAGAATATCAACCTTCAATAAAAATGCTTATGAACTTCTACGACAGTGATAAAGCTATTCAATATCTTGCTGAGCGTGGTCTTAATACAAGTTCATTAATAAAATAATTATAACAAATTACATACACAAAGGAGATTATTAATATGGCAAAAAGAGTCGCAAAATTTGAAAAAGTTACATACGGACAGTTTGAAAAAGATTGGCTTGATACATTTGATATTCCTGAATTAGATACATCAACCAGACGTGAGATTGAGAGTATTTATGGAGCAATTACACTACCCAAAAGAGCAACAAAAGGCAGTGCAGGATATGACTTTGTAAGTCCTCTGACATTCACTTTAAAGCCTGGTGAAACTATTAAAATTCCTACTGGAATCAGATGTGGAATGAATACTGATTGGGTGCTGAAATGTTATCCGAGAAGCGGATTAGGATTCAAATATCGTTTACAGCTAGATAATCTCGTAGGTATTATCGACAGTGATTATTTCTATTCAGATAACGAAGGTCATATCTTTGCAAAACTTACAAATGATTCTAAAACAAATAAAATTGTTACCGTTAGACGTGGAGATGCATTTATGCAAGGTATTTTTGTAGAGTATGGAATCACAGAAGATGATAAGGTAGAAACTTCTCGTAATGGTGGATTTGGCAGTACGGACAAGAATAAAAAGGAATGA